CATCAAAAAGCAGCATGATACATGGCAAAAAGCACACGCAGAGAAACGGCGGATCCTGCGCGACTTTTTCAACAAACAGAAGGAAAAACCTGCGTCTTCTGTAGAAGAGTATATCAGCCGCTGGAGTGCTGTTCAGGACAGCATCAATGATGTAATGCGGCAGGCGTGGGATGAAACAAACAGGCTACAGGTAAAAGCCGACAAGGAGTTTGCCAGTATTGTCAAAAGCATGGGCGGTAATGCTGATGCGGCTTTGCAGTGGCGCAGCAAAATATATGACATTGTTCAAGACTTGCGTCGTCAGTTAGAGGATGGACTTGCTGAAATGCGCCGTAGAAACATGAGCGCAGATGAGATTTATCGGTTTAAGTCCGAACTGTACAGGAATCATCTTGCAAACCGCATTGCGCAAATCCGCGCAGAACTCGATGGCGCTTATGAAATGATAAGCACACCTGCGACAGCAGCTCGTGCCAAAAAAGAGCTGCCGTCAAGAGTGCCGCAAAGCGTGCGTACTTTGCTGACAGAACTTGGCTGGAAAGAAGAAGACATTGCCAGAATGACACCTGCGGAGGCGCTGGATGCGGCGAATAACCTGCGCCGTCCGCCTTCTGCTCAAACTGCCGCAGGAGAAAAAACCAGTGGTATTACGTCCCACATGCGCGGTCTGCTTCATGATGTTCTCGGTTTCGACGAAAGCTTGATTGACACAATGGACGCTCAAGCTGCGTTCATCAGATGGCGCAGCTGGATGTCTGAAAATGACATTAATCACGAGAAACATCTTGTGAACATTGTCAACAAATATCTTGCCGAAACGCAGCCAGAGGCGGAGAAGTATAAGAGCTGGACAAAAATACCGCCTGATGTTATCCGACAGGCGGTCGAATGGCGCAATGCCGGGAAAGAAAAGCCGCAAGCGGCGGCAGTGAAACGGGTTATTGATTATGCTAATGAAGCTGAAGAGATAAGCACATCTGTATCAAGACGGCTTACAGATGCTTACGCGCGTCAGACGATGGACGAGATTAAAGCTTCCCTGCGAAGCTTGAAAAAGCTTTCTCCAGAGGAAGCTGAAGCCAGCGCAGCTTTTATAGAACACGCTGCCAAAATGATGGCAATCAGGGAAGGCTTGATTACCAATGTAAACGACATTGAGAATGTGCGTAATGGCATAAACACATGGATAGCTAAAAACTTGACGGTTATATCAGACATCAATGACCCGGATGAGTTTTCAAGCAAGTTCGTTCAGAACGGTCTTGGTTTTCCTGACTTAGCAAAAGGAATGACGATTCCCATTGACGAAGCCGGGCGGCGCGCAGTGGTTTTGTTCAGAGAAAAAGCCGATTTGTCCACCATTGTTCACGAGATGGGACATGTACTGATGTACAATCTCGCGGATGATGATTTGAAATACCTGCTTGGACAGTATTTGACAGAAGGCGGAGCGGATACGATTATTGATGCTCTCCGCGGCAGGAGAAACATGGATGATGAGCTGCGCCAGAAGTACATCAGCTTTGCTGAAGATTTTGCTAATCAATTCACGGCTTGGGTAAAAGACGAGGCGAGCGTCCTTGTTCCGCCGCGTCTGTATGTCATTTTCGCAAAAATTGCTTCTATGCTTGCCAGTGTGGTTGAGAGAATCGGGCTTGTTCTGCCGCGCGTTAGAAGTGAGTGGGATGGAATTTTTGGCAAGTACATGTTTGGGGATGATTATGAGAATGCCAGATATGCATACTATCATGGTGGTTCGCTTGTCAATGGCAGCCTGCTGGCAGGAAAAACAACGGAAGCTGTTTCTGATGTTACCAGCAAGCGGTACGGTTTTCGGTATAAAGTCGTTCCTCTTGATGCGGTTATAGTTTCTCATAACACGGACTTTACAACGAACACGGCTTATCCTGCTGAACTTCAGCAGCGTATGAGGGACGCACTGGCATATAAAACACAAGTGCTGAAGATTGCCAGCCAGCTTACGCCGTCTTTGCTGCTGGATGACTTCATGAGTCTGAACAAAGGCGCGCCTATAGTCGGTGTGGATGGTGTTGTTGAAAATGGGAACGGGCGCGTTATGGCTTTGCGTCTTGCCCGCGATTTGTATCCCGAACAGTATCAGGCTTACAGAAAAGCGCTGATTGAGAAGATGAACGAGCTTGGATTTTCAAAAGCGGACATTGACGTGGTTAAGGACAGTGATGTTCCAGTGGTGCTTGTCCGTGAACATGTGCCTGATGCGGAGGACAGAGCGGTATTTGTGCATGAGAGCGCTGGAGGAATGCAATATTCTGTCGCAGAGCAGGCAAAACTTGATGCAGAGCTGATACCGACGGGAACAATACAAAAACTTGTCGTTCCAGATACGGATACGTCTCTAGAGGCAGTGTTGAAAGCGCCGTCCAACCGGGAAGTCGTTGATGCTTTGCTTGCCGCTTTTCCTGAAAACGAGAGAGCGAAACTTATTGTTGGTAGCGGTATTCATACAGGTGAGCCCACGCAGGAGGCAATTCAAAGGATAACCAGAGCAATGTTCCTGAAAGCATTTCCTGCTGAAAGCGGCCTGCGTTTGTTTGAACTGTTCGAAAACTCGATAATGGAGAACGTCAACAATTTGCGCAGTGCGGTTTATCTGCTTTTGCCTAAAATTTCTGTGCTTGAGGCTGAAATAGCAAAAGGGTTGAAAGAACCTTCGCTGTCTATCGCAGATACTTTGTCCGATACAGTTGAGTTGTTCTATCAGATACGTAAGAGCGGCAAGAAAGTCGGCGAGTGGCTGAAAACGCCTTCTCTTTTTGATGAGATGCATCCATCATATGAGCAGCTTATTCTGCTGCAATTGATTGACGAATACGGGCGGGAAGTTTTTACGCCTGTCAAGGATGTCATCAATGAGTATTTGCGCATGGCAATTGAGGCGCAGCCGATTCAGCAAGAATCGCTTATGCCTGAAATCGTCACGCGTCCGAAAAAAGAGGAACTGCTTACACGTGCCATTGCAAGAGTCTTTTCTGAAGAAACTGCCAGTGAAATTGTAAACAAGGCGCTGGATTACATTCGCTTTGCCGGTGGTAAGCTTGGTGCTGACATGCAAATTGCAATGCTGCCGGGTTTTGCTGATTTGGCAAAGACGATGTCTGTAGAAGCAAAACAGCCTTCCGGCGTTCAGGAACAGGCAGGTATTTTTGATAAAGCCGCTGTGGAATTGCAAAAAGCAGTTGACGAGGAAAACAAGCAGCCCAGAACAAAACACAAAGAAGTACAGAACGAATTTGAAACGATGATTAAGTCTGGTAGACTGCGCGGCACGCTGATTAAGAAAGAGGACGGCTATTACTGGACACCTGAAGAATATCGTCCGCTGCATGAGATTGCAGAAGATGCTCAAAAAGTTATCGTGAATACCCGGCAGCTTGCTGATTTGATTGATGTTCCAGTAGACTACAACGCTCCTGCTACATTGTCGCGTCCTAAAGGGCTGCAGCTGCTTAGCAGCTCTGTTACGGAAAAAGTACTTGATGCGCCGCAAATGACAAGGTACGGAATGCCGTATGACATTGAGGTATATGACGGAAAAGAGTTGATTGCAGTCCGCCGCAAAGATGAACCGATGTTTAGCGTTGAGCACGCTTTTATCCAGAATGGAGTATCCAGTAAAGAAACCATTTTCTGGATTGGACATCACCCGTATGTGCCGGCGCAGGCATGGTTTCGGAATATAGGATTTCCAGCAGGCGGGGAAGCTGAACTTTCGCGTCATCTGTATACGTCGCAGGGAACACTTCCGCGCGAAGTGCTTGGTTCGTACCAGCAGAACATTATCAAGGAAAGCCTTCAATTTGCTGAAAGAATAGCTGAACTCCAGAATGACAAAGAGCCGCTGCCGTCGCAAAATCCATACCGCTACAAGCTGGAAACCCTCTTGACGGCTGAAGAAAAGGAATGGCTGGATAAACACCACACGATTTACGCTGTCGGTAACGAGAAAGCACTGAAGCAGAATGCTGGTCAATACAAGACTTATGTTGCGGTACGTGTTGATAATCCAGACGGCATTGTTCAGATGTTTGCGCCGCGCGGTTTGCGCGAGGTCATGATTGCTGTGTCAGATGCTCTTTACGACAGGTTTAAAGAAGACGTTTACGCAGTTGACCGCGGAGAAGAAACTTTCTTCATAGTCGGTGTCAGGGACGGCGAAAACGCCAATCTAGCTGGTAAACAGATTGTTGATACGCTCGAGAATAAGATGATTCGCCTGTACGGGCGGACTTACGATGGTGTTCAGACATCTTACGGTGTTGGAGAAACTTATGATGCTGCTGTTCAGAAACTACCGAAAAAACACAAACCGGTAATGCTGTTTGACATGGAGGTTGACCCGCAAAATACCGCTCCGCCTGACAGTACACGAATACCTTATCAGGGCTTGATGCTTGATGAAGTCAACCGCGCGGTGCTGGAAAACTTTATAACAGAGGTTGGTAACAATCTTTACCGCGGCGGAAAGCGCAGCGTAAAGATTGCTGATTTGCCTGTGGAAATGCAGGATTCTGTTCGTTCGTGGGTTGACAAAGAAGTTAAGCCAAAGATGAACGAGGCGCGTTATGCGGCTGTCAAGTATGGTGAGCAGATGCGCGATCAGGCGATGTATAACTACAGCCGCACTTTTGGTTTTGACCGCTATCTGAACATAGTCTTTCCTTATCAGTTCTGGCTGACGCGTTCGATAATGGAATGGGCGGCAAGAGCAATAGATAAACCGCAATGGTATGCCGCATATGCGAGATTGCGGCAGGAACAAGAAAAGCTTGCGCAGCGCGGCATACCGGAAAGAATGAGGGGAAAGGTAAGAATCTCTATGCCGTTCCTGCCTTCATGGATGCAGGGCGGATTGTATTATGACCCGTTCTCGTACCTTTTCATTCCGGAACAAATTTTTGGCTCGCCGTTGACAAACATGATGAGGAGCAAGAGCGCACTGATGCGTCAGGCTGAAACTGAACTGCGTGAGATGTACGAGGGAGGAGACATCAGCAGGGCAGAGTATGAGAATGCGCTTGCAAGCCGTGACGGGCCGGCATGGAAGAAAGCGGTTGACAGAGCAGAAATGACACTTGATGATGAGTACGGAGACCCGATGAACTTCATTTCTATGGTGTCTTCTCCTGCTTTGTACTTCACGCTGCCATACTGGCTGGCACAGGGTAAACCTGAAAAGATTAATGTTCTTCCCGTGACCAAGATGGCGGCGGCTTATGAATCGGCACTCAAGGGAACGCGTTTTGAGAGTATCGGAAAAATCATAGGTCTTGGTGCTTACCCGGAAAGACTGATAAGACAAAAGCTTGGTGTAAGCGAATTTGGGGAGTGGGGTGACTATTACATTGACCGCAATCTTGCCTCCATGACTGCGGAAGGGCTGATAAAGCCCGAGGATGCAGTAAGAGCAATGATTGAGCGAAAGGGACCGGTTTATGAGCAGGCAGTTGAGCGCACGCGTCAGGAAATTGCGTTGTCTTATTCTGGCGTAGGAGCAATTGAAACGGCCAAAGGCGGCGGTGGAGTTATAGATGTTTTGTCCGCACTGGCTAAATCTGTGTTTCCTGTAAAGCTCTTGTCTGTTGGCGAGCTGCGCCAGCGCGGCTTGAAGGAGGAGTACGATAAGGCATGGCGTGAAGTCAGGAATGGAAATAAAAAAGCGCTGCAAGAGTTTTTTGACAGGCATCCCGAATATGAAGCAAGAATAGCCTTGTATGACAAACCTGAAGACAGACTGCGCAAGTTTCTTGTTAATGAGATTTATGACCGCTACTATGCGCTGGATAAAGCGAACAGGCGTCTTGTGGTAGAAGCGCTTGGGGATGATTTCGTTCAGATCATGCTGGACAAGAACACGCGCAATACTGGCGCCGTGTCCGTTGAAACACTGGCAGAATGGGCAAGGGCTATGAACATTTATGTTCCTGAAACTCTGCAAACTGCCGGTTATAACGAGATACCGCCTGTTGAGCTTTATCCACCCGAACTGTCGAAAGCAATTGACGAGTATACCAGAGCAAAGAATGAGATGTTCCCGAATATCAATGCGGTACAGGAACAGTACTACGCTTTGCCGCCGGGAGCAGCACGCAAGGCATTCCTCGCGCAGTTCCCATATCTAAAACAGTACTGGAAATGGAAGGACACTTACCGCAAGGAACACCCGGAACTTGAGCCGTATTTTGAGAAAATGAAGACGAAAATGTCTGTTGAACAGGCAATGAACGACATGAATCCGCCGCTTGCTAATCAGCTCTTACTGTTTTCACTTGGAAGCCAGCTTACGCGCGGAGGAAAAGCTGAACTGCTGCGGTTGTACAAGCAATATGACGGCAAGGGCGACGGCTTATCATTTGAGGAATTCTGCAAAATGCTTGCAGATTCGGTAAATATGGTGTTGAAATAGAAAGGAGTTGTGATAAAATGGAAGAGAGAGACAAGGTGTTGCAAGATGCAGGCGGCGGGCAGCCGTCTGGTCAGCCTCCACAATCGCAGAGTGATGTGGAACAAAAGGCTGATAATCTTGAACATCAGTACATTACTAAAAAAGAGTTGGAAGAAGCGCTGGCGAAACTCGCTGACCGATTGCAGGCGCAAAATGCAAGAGTGGCTAGTAAAATACATGCCAAGCTTGCCGCTTTGCAAAAAGCCGGTATTCAAGCGACGCCTGAACAGGCTAAAGCTCTGGTGGAGGTGGAAGAATCCGAGCCAGTTACCGAGCGGCAAGAGGCTGCTGAAACACAAGCGGGTGACGCTGCCCAAAAACCCGTCGTTGAGCAGACCGGGAAGGTGGACGATGAGACAGCCAGCGCATTGCGGATGTTAACAGAACTTGGGGTAAAACCTGAGCAGGTTGACCCATATACTCTTGAGGCGTTTCGAATGATGGCGCGCGAGGGTGTGAAAATCACGCCTGAAGACCCGGAGTTCGGAACAATCAAGGGCAACACTCCATTTGAGTATCTGTCATCCGCAAAACAGGCAATCGAGGCCTACAAGGCCCGAAAGCAGAGAGAGGGAACGCCGGCGAGAGTCCCCGCGCTGGCAGGTGTTTCTGCCGGGACAAAGCCTGTATGGGCTTCAATGAGTCCCGCCGAAATACTGGAACAATACTTCAGGGGAAAGGGATAAACAATGATATAAGGAGGTTAAAATGGCTACTCTGACTCTTGCTGATTATGCTCTTTCGCCGCAGCCGCTTGTAGCTGCTGTTGCCAAAGTTTTGCAGCAAGACAGCAAGATTATGGACATGCTGCCATTTCAAGATGTCGGTACGCTCTCTGTGAAAGTGATTCGCGAGGGTGGTATGCCGTCGTTGTCATGGCGTAAGGTTAACAGCACCCATGGTTCATCAAAAGCTTCTGCGCCTGACATGGTGGAAGAACAGGCATTCTCCATCGGCAATTACATTGACGTTGATAAAGTGTATATCAAGAACAGAGCGCAGACGATTTATGACCCGCGGACTTACTGGACACAGATGACTGTCCGCTCCATCGGACGGCACTTTACGGATGCGTTCATTAATGGCTTGCCAACAGACGCTGACCGCCCGGTTGGTTTGTTTTATCGAGTGATGAATGACCTGCCGTCTTCACAGCGGATTGCCGGCGGCGGACTGGACATCAGCCCGAATGCATCCAACCTGTCCACAAACATCCAGAAATTTCTTGATAAGCTGGATGAGCTTATTTATGCCTGCTATGGGCACACGTGCGACATGCTGATTTGCAATGATACAATGCTGATGCGAATCTGGTCATCATTCCGTCAGTCTGGCATTCTGGATACTACCAGGGACAACCTTGGACGAGAATTTTACACCTACAAAGGCATTCCAATTGTAGACGCCGGTTTCAAGTACGATGACACCACGAAAATCATTGGCAACGCGGAAACCACAAACGGCAGTGCGCTGACTGGCGGAGGTGCTACGTCCATTTATGCTGTAAAGCTTGGCAGCGAGTTTTTGACGGGCTGGCAGGAATATCCGCTCGAGGTCAACGACCTCGGGCTGCTCAATGACGGCGTTTTCTACCGCACGGTCATTGACTGGGTGGTTGGCATTGCAGTATCCAATCCGCGTTCCGTTGCCCGTTTGTACGGCGTTATTGCCGCATAAGGAGGTGTGAGATGGCTTTTGATGCTAACTTGCTTCTGCGCGACGGCACGTCTGCTTTGAGCTCCAGCGAAACCAGCGCCGCGGGTGTGAATGTTGGTGTGTGTCTTGTGCCACGGGTTGTCGAGGTGTATGTTCCGTCTGTGTCCGGTACCAGTCCGACGCTGACTGTCAAGATTCAGGAGTCGGACGACAATTCCACATGGCAGGATTACGCGTCTTTTCCGCAAATTACTGCCGCCGGACGGTACTACCTGACTATTCAGTCGAACGCCAAATATCTGCGCTACCATGCGACTGTCGGCGGCACTTCGCCGAACTTTGGGAACACCGTAATCGGCATTGTTCCTGCTGGACGGTATACATCGTGGTAACACAAGGGGGGGGAGTATCATGCTCCCCCCTTTGTGCTTTTGCTTGCAGGGGTAAATACAGATGGCAAAACTGTTTGATTTGACCCTTGATTTGGCGCGCTTTGTGACGCGCACATATGCAGGAGTAACAACATCCACTGGAACAACAAACACGCTGGTTGACAGCGAATTGCCGTTCAGTCCACAGGCCGGCGTTTATGATGGCGGCACACTCTGGATTACAGGCGGCACATATGCAGGCAGCATGTTCCGCGTTATCAACGTTGTTGATGGTGTTGTGACTTTCTCGCCAGCAGTTTCGACACAAACAGCGAGCGGGGTATCTTATTTCCTTGCAGACAACCGCTTTCCAAAACACGTTCTTACTGGTGCGGTGAATTTTGTCATCAAAGATATTCCGGTTGCGAGGACAAATGAATCGCTGACCGTTGACATTGACAGTATGGATTACACGCTGCCAGCGGGGGTTTCGGATGTCCGGATTGTAGAAATTGCGTCTAATGACACCAGCCCGTATGAGTATGTCCGCAATAGATACTGGCGCGAAAAACCTGACGGGACGCTGACAATTTACGGCGGGTTGTTCTCTTCGGACGACGGCAAGAAAATCCGCCTTACATATGCTGCCGCTCACGGCGAACTTGACACAAGCAGCGAGTTGAGCCCGTCTATTCCTATTGAGTATGTGCGCTATGCCGGCGCGGTTTATTTGTGGCGTAATTACATCCAGAAGTTTGAAAAGGATTCACAGGTTGCCGGCGAGCTTCTGAATGAAGCTAAAATTTACGAAGCACGCGCGGACAGTATGAGGCGGACAATGTATAACCGGGTGCCTGCGCGTGAAATTTGTTTGCGGGTGATGTAACATGGGCGTTGTGCTTGTTTCACCTGATGCGAGAACACCAACGCATCACGTCTCATTATCTGATGGAGAAAAAACAGTTGGTCTGGTTCTTGTAGACAGCGGCGGAAACGCTAACAAACTTTCTATCTCGCGTTCTCCCATCGAAAGAACGGCCATGAAAACGTCAACGGGGTCACAAAAATACGCTGATAGTGAGCCCCCATGGACCCCTATTGCACAGGAAAGTTTCATTGGCGGGCGTGGACGTGAGGATTTCAATGATGACATAACACGGTACTACGACAGTATTCGTGCTGACACCACCAGCGGGCGCTTTATCCATGCAGCGCAGGAGCAGCCAGCATATACTGCTGACGACAGTTTGTTTTACTATGATGGTTATTTACCGGGAAATGTAAACTGGCTTGATTTGTATGACACGGTAAATTATGTTGCGGTGCGGTTCAAGCTTGGAGAAAAATACACAGGCGGAAGTTCTACGCTTGTAGTAACACGGGTAGATGTATGGATAAAAAGATACGGAACACCAGCCGGACAGCTTGACTGCAAGTTATATTCGGATAACAGCGGTTCGATAGGTACACTACAGGCTTCTGCATTTGTTGACACCAGCACAATCACGGATGTTGTAAGCGTATTTTACGGCTTCACTTTTGATGCGGTTGCGTTGACGGTAAATGATTATTACTGGGTGGTTATTTCGTCAAGCAGCGGAAACAGCAAAAATCACTGGAAAATTGGCATTTCGGACAGCAGTACAAATGCTAATACGTATGTTTCAAGCAACGGCATTGCGTGGACGGCGGCCAATGACCTGTACTACCGCGTTTCTGGTGCGTCTTCCGGGCTTGGAAACACCAAGGTTCTTTTGCATTTTAACGATACTGATGGTTCTACAACTATTGTAGATGAGACAAAACGGGTGTGGACAGCACACAACGGCGCGCGGCTTGATAGTGTACAAAAGAAGTTCGGGACAACTTCCCTTTTGTGTGTAAGAACGAGTTTGAATTATATAACAACAAGCGAAGTAGACGATATTAATTTTGGTGGTAAAGAGTTTACTGTTGAATTCTGGCTTCGTCTGGCGTCTACCGGTATAGTACAGTACATTACAGGGCAGGGTAATTATACCGGGAGCGTGAACAATACATATACGTTTTCAATGAGTATAACTACAGCAAATAAGATTTATGCCTATGTTACATCGGGCACTACACAATATGCAGTTACAGGGGCGACGGCGCTGGCGGCTAACACATGGTATCACGTTGCTCTGGTAAGAGACGGCAATACTCTCAAACTATTCGTTAACGGTACGCAGGATGCGTCCGTGAGCGTGGCGGGTGTTGTCGTAAACAAGTCACTGGCCACGTTGTCCATCGGCCGGTTTGGCAATTATTCAAATGAATATCTTAATGGCTGGGTTGATGAGTACCGTATTGTTATTGGTGAAGCAAAATACCGCGCTAATTTCACGCCGCCAAGCAGCGAGTTTCCCAATCCTGTTTATCAGCCAGTTGTAATTAAAAGGTCTTACATGTTTCAGTACAAACATGCCATGTACATGGTTTTGTCTGGAACACAGGGCGGTTCTGATTTTGTAAGGTTCTATATTAATGGTGACCGCGGCGTGGCGGTTTCCAATGCCGGGCAGCTCACAAAGCTAATTGATACATCAAAATCGTGGAGAACTAACCAGTGGGCTGGGGCGAAAGTGAGAATCATAGCGGGAAAGGGCGCTTACGAAAAGCGTCCATATAGGACAATTGTATCGAATGATGCGACAAGTTTAACTGTAGATGAGGCGTGGGGTGAAACACACGACACCACCACTGAATATGTAATTTATGACACAAATATCTGGCGTATTGAACAGGGTTCGTCTCATGGTCTTGTGACTGTTACAGATGTTCCTGTTGTATCTTATGGCGCGGTTTATTTTGCCTGCGGGCAGAACTACAACATCCGCAGAATGCGCTGGTATAACAACAACGGAACGTCCACTTATGAATGGACGGATGACGGCGCTAATAAGGCGGACAAGCTTTGTGTTGTGCGGGAAACCGGCGGTGTCAAGATGTGGCGCGCCGTGTATGACACACATAACAGAATCAATCTGTCAAATGCATCTATGGCATACTGGACAAATCTGACGTTTGGAACAGCAACTGTATTGCATTCACAATACGGAAACATCAACCGTATGATTGAATACGGCAGCGAAACTAAAGCATTGTGGATACTTTGTGAGGGTACAATTTACACGCTTGCTTATACGGGTTCAGCCTACGTTTTAGACGAAATACCATTGAGTGAAATCAGAACAATGATGATGGATACAAACGGCATTGCAGCTCTGAGGCACAACGTTTATCTGTATTTCAACATCGGCAGCGGTATTGAGCGGTACTACAACCAGCAGCTTGATGATGTGGGCATGAACAGAGATGACGGGCTGCCGCAAGAACGCAGCGGTGTGGTAAGCTGCATGACCGGGCTTCCCGGAAAGTTTCTTGCTGCCGTTGACGCCGGCAGTGAAGGATACAGCGGTCTGTTTGTGAATAATGGAAGCGGATGGCATGAACTTTACAGAACACACATGCCGGGCGATAGAATTTACGCGATGGAGTATCAGGCTTTACCCGGAAACGGACTTGACAGATTGTGGATACTGACAAATAACGGCATGGTGTGGCTGCCGTTTTCATCAACATCGCTGAATCCGTTGATGAATCCAAACATGAAATACACACATGAATCGGTGCTTGTATCAGGCTACTACAGTACCAGTATGGTGGATATTGAGAAAATCTACAACTCGCTGAAGGTAATCAGCAGATACGTTGACGGGACGACAACATGGATTGAGGCAGATTATCAGGTTGACAATGATGATACGTGGACACCGCTCCCGGGAATTTTTGATAAATCGCCAAGCTGCGAAGTGAGTTTCAGTGAGAAAATCGCCGTAAACGGCAAGCGTCTGCGCTACAGGCTGCGCTCGCAGACAAAGGATGCTTCTGTTACGCCTGAAATACGGGCTACAGTTGTTGAGGCGATTGGACGGTCAACAGTCAAATATGCTTATGCCATCAAGTACCGTACCAGCGGGGTTGATTTAATTGGCAACAAGATTGATGATATACAAGACCAGCTTGATGAGTGGGCTGCAAAGCTTACGCCGCTTGTCATGCGGTCGGTGTATACTGATTATGATAACAGGCTTGTGTTCCTCAATCCAATACCGACTGCACCAATCAAGGGTACTCCAGACGAGGAGGATTCGGAGGTTTATATCGGCACAATTACGCTGATTGAGGTGTAGGATGTCGGTTATATCTTCCAGCGATGTTTATCTGTTTCACCTGAAAAGGCGCGGGCGAAAGCCGAAGCTTATCAAGCCTGTTTACAGCATTAATTATGAACGCGAACAAGACATTGAAATTGGTCTTGTTCAGGGAATTATGCCCGACTCTAAAGAGGAGTACTGGTTCGCGCGTGCGCTTGACTATCTGCAGATAAATTACATTTTCCAGTACAGTATTGGCATGAAACGGGTACGGGGATGGCAGATTATTGATTTTCTGGTCTATACCGCACCTTTGCCTACACCAGTGTTCATACACGGCGAATACTGGCACGGTGGAGTGAAAAGAGCTGAAAGCGAATATAAGCGAAAAATGGTTGACAAGATGCTTGCCGGTCATGCCAATCCAACAGTGATTATCTGGACGGCGGAATTGCCGAATCCGGAAAGTGCGATTATCGCGGCTAAAACATACCTGAAAATTTGAGGTGTGAGATGCCAACACAACAACAATTACTTGGCGAAATCCTCACAAAGATTGATAAGCTTGAGGCATCCCAAGAGCGGCTTATGCGTATTCTGGAGGGTAACGGTACATCAGGTATCGTTGAAAGAATGAGGCTTGTTGAGCATAAAGTTGACTGCATGGCTGAAGAAAAACAGGAGACTGAAAAAGAAAGGAGGGCATTCTGGAACAAAGTTTTGATTATAGTCATTTCTACATTCATCACGAACATAGGGGTTTGGATTTCGGCTGTATACAAAATCTGGTCGTTTACAAAATGAGGAGGTCAAGATGATTGATGTTTTGAATGTTTCAGTGCAGGGAATTCCACTGTTCTTTGTGGTTTTTGTTCTGGTAGAGCTGCTCAAGAGGATAGAAGACAACAATGGTGAGCCTGCATTAAGAGGCAATGCACTGCTGTTCTCGTCGTTCGCTATTGGCTTGCTGGTTGGTATTGGCTATTTTGCTTATAACCAGCCGCCAGAGGCAGCTTATCAGTACTGGTTTGGCGCAGGCGTATTTGGTGTGGCAATCGGCGGTGTTGCTTCTATTTTCTATGATGCGCTGAAGATAGTAATTGACAGGCTGATTGGGGCACGTTTGGGCGAATAAGCAGGAGGCGGGCATGGCTACATTTCGCGATAACTACGCTCTTGGCGTAGATGTCAGCGCGTATAACCCGGTCGTTGAGTGGCATACGCTGAAACAGGGCGGTGTGTCGTTTGCTTTTGCGCGGTCATCTTA